ACTTGCGAATGATCCCCTTCTGATCCGGATGCTCGAGCGAATCGGGGCTTCCATGAGCGAGGCGCCGCCCACCGAGGCGGGTGCGCGCACGTTCGAGAAGCTACCCACTGCAACCAAGCTTTATGGCGGCCGGGACCTTCGCAAGAACGGTCCGGCAGCCCATTAGGAGTAGACCATGGCGACCGTAGGCGGCACAGTCCTCACGATTACCGATTTCGCGCAGCGGCTCGATCCGGATGGCTCGGTTCCGGACATTGCAGAGCTCCTGAACGAGAAGAACGAAGTCCTCACCGACATGCTCTGGGTCGAGGGCAACCTGCCGACCGGCATGCGCACCACGCAGCGCACGGGCCTGCCGAACGTCACGTTCCGGCTGCTCAACACGGGTGTGCAGGGCTCCAAGAGCACGGTCGGGCAGGTCGATGACACCTGCTGCATCCTGGAGGGCTGGAGCGTCATCGACGAGAAGCTCGCCCAGCTCAACGGCAACGTAGAGGCCCTGCGCCTCTCGGAGGCGAAGCCCTTCCTGGAGGCGATGAACCAGCAGTTCGTCTCGACCCTGTTCTACGGCAACGTGTTCGCGTCCCCCGGCACGTTCCTCGGCTTTGCCCCCCGCTACGGCGCCATTGCCAACGCGGTGAACCAGCAGAACATCATCTCGCTGGCCGGTACCGGCTCGACCAATTCCTCGATCTGGCTAATCGGCTGGGCCGAGGACACCATCTGCGGGATCTTCCCCAAGGGCACGATGGCGGGCCTGTCCCACGAGGACTATGGTCTGCAGACCGTGCAGGCTCAGGTCGCGGGCGGCGCGGTCGGTATGACGAGCGGCTTCATGCGCGCCTACCAGGACCGATTCGTCTGGGAGCCGGGGCTGGCGGTGCGCGACTGGCGCTACGCGGTACGCATCTGCAACATCAACATCCCGAACCTGGTCTCGGCCGGTGTGTCGACCACCATCGACCTCGTGGCCGCGATGAGCCGCGCGCTCGATCGCCTGCCCAGCCTCAAGGGTGTGCGCCCAGTGTTCTACATGAACCGGACGCTCTACAGCTTCCTGCGACTGCAGGGACTGTCCCGGTCCAATGCCGCGGTGACCATCCAGCCGGCGCTGAATCAGTTCGAGCTCGGGTTCGAGGGAGTGCCCATCCGTAGGGTCGATCAGCTGTTGAATACGGAATCGCAGGTCAGCTGACCTGGTTGGCTGGAGGATTGAGCAAGTAGTCATGCATGTTTTCGTCGATGTGCTGGCATAGTGCCGTAAGTCACTGAAGGAGCAGCGAAAATTTTTATCGACAACGAGAATTGTTTCACAACCGGAGCCTCGTCCCTCGTGACGCCCGGCTTCATCCCCTCGCAGCTGATGCCGACTGCGGTCGCGACGACTGCCCTGAACAACGTGATCGACTCCGGCCCGTTGGGCGGACAGAACACGCAGGCCACGGTCGCCAACGCGGGCCGCGACTTCGGCATGGGCTACCCGACCTGGCTGTACGTGCTCATCACGACCGCGCCGACCTCCGGCGGCGCCGCGACGATCGACATTCAGCTAGTCAGTTCGGCTGCGGCCACCCTGAGCGCGCCCAACGTCATGCTCGACATCACGGGAGGCGCGCAGACCTACAACGGCGGCAAGTTCGCGGCCGGCACGGCCTATCGCTTTGCCATGCCGCGCTTCGGACCGTTCGTGACGACGCTCAATCCGACCGGCTGGCTGCGGTATATCGGTCTCAACTTCATCGTTGGTACCGCAGTGCTCACCGGCTCTGGCGCACTGATCGCCTTCCTGACGCGCGACATCCAGGACAACGTGATCTATCAGGCCGGGTTCACGCTCTCCTGATCCCTCTCTCGTCCGGCGGTTTCCCCTGCCCGCCGGACGAGATCCAGGGGCGGGGCGTGGAGAGATTCGTGGCAGAGCAGAAGATCAAGGTTCGAGTGCTCCAGCGCTGTTTCGTGGAACAGGCGATGAGGCAGGCTGGGGATGAACTCCTCATTCCGGAGTCGACCTTCTCGCCCAGCGTGTTCGAGAAGATTGAGCCTCCGGCGCCAGCTTCCGCTGCAAGCGCCCCAGTGGCGAGTGACGGCGCACCCCCCGGCGAAGCGCCGGGGGCTCCTGCACCGGAAGCGCCAGTTCATCACACGATCGCGCCGGTCTGAAGGGGAAGCACATGAAGGTCCAGGCAACCAAGCAAGGCCATTACGATCAGTGTCTGCGCGAGGAGCACGAGGTATTCGAGCTCATCGACAATGAGGACGGCACGATGCCGCTGCGCATGAAGCAGATCCCGGTGCTCGACAAGGATGGCAAGGCCATCCCGTACGAGTTCACGGAAGAAGTCTGGCTCGATGCGGACGGCAACGCCGTGCATCGCGACTTCGCTGAGGATGGCGAGACCATCAGCGGTAAGGGCGGATTCCGGGGCGAGAACTTCAACTGCGGCTGGATGCGCCGGGTGCCGGACGATACGGAGTGCGGCCTATACGATGAGCCGATTCGCGCGCTACGGGTCAATGCCAACGCGCGCCCGGTGCCGCGCACCATCAAGGCCAGCGACTCGCCGCTGAACGCTCCCAGAGCAGCCCCGTTCCGCGGCGCGAAGCCGGACCGGACGCGGCGCGTTGCCGGGTAGACCGTGGGTCGCAGCAATCTCGCGTTTCTAGCCGGCTCGATCGTCGGGCACTACCGCACGGTAGCGCTCACGGGACTGACTACCGGCATGGCCGCGAACGCGCCCATTGTTGCCATTCGCATGGCGCCCGCTGCGGCGCAGCCCTCCTCGATCTACCTGCGCGCTCTCATCCAGCGCCTCAGTATCCGCGCACAGGTCGTGACGCCATTTACCGCAGCGCAGGAACTGTCACTCTCGGCGTTCATCGCCCGCAACTGGAGCGCGGCCGACACGGGCGGAACTGTGCTCACGCTTACCTCTCCGAATGCCATGCTCAACAGCATCTCTGACACCGCGCCTCAGCTCTCGATACAGGTCGCTGGAGCCGGCGCGCTGACGGCTGGAACGCGCACGCTCGATGCCAATCCGTTCCTGTACGTGGCCGGCGCCCAGACTTCCGCTGCGGCCTCCCTGACTGGCCCTTTTGGCGCCCTGGCCGATGAATTCCTCATCAATAGCGATCAGGAATATGGGATCAACCTGCAGGGCACGCTCGTGCCGTGGCAGAGCCTTGGCAACCAATTCGGCCCGGAGGGCATCGTCGTTCAGAGCAACATTGCTCAAGGAGCGGGCGGCACGGTTCGGGTTGCGGTGGAGATCGAGTGGGTGGAGTACAACGCCCAGACGGGGCCACAGGTCGCCGGCTGATGAAGCTCGCTCACATGGTGGTCGGAACTCCGGGACTCACTTCCGTAACGGAAGGCGGCGTCAAGTCGCCGGTCGATGTCACGGGCGATGTCCCGACCACGCACTACCCGTACGGCCTGTCCCTGCACGTCGATCACGAGAGCCTGAAAAAGCTTGGGATCGAAGATCATCACGATCTACCCTCGGCCGGCCGGGAATTCCACGCTGAAGTCCACGGGCACATCCGCCACTCGCAAAGCGAGGTCGGCCCTGATGGGGCGGTGCGCGACCGGGCCCTGCACCTTCAGGTCACACACATGGGCCTCGAGCACGAGGAGGACGAGAAGCCGGCGCGCGATCACGCGACGAGGATGTACGGACAGCGCGAGGGGTAGAACGTGAGTACGCAGCTGGACGTGTATAACTCGGCCCTTGCGTACCTGGGACTCTCTCAGCGGGTCCAGAGCCTCACCGAGCAGAGCCAGCAGAATTCCGTGATGGGGGCCTTCTGGGACAAGGCCCGCAAGACCGTCCTGGAGCAGTGTTACTGGACGCTCGCCACCAAGTCCGCAGCCCTCTCGCTCCTGCTCGATCAGTCCCTCTCAGCCAGCACGGCTGCCATCATCTATCCCGGCTGGCGCTACATCTACGCCCGTCCGACCGACTGCCTGAAGGCTCAGGTCGTCACTACGCAGTTCGGGATCCGCGCGAACCCGTGGATGAGCTACTGGTGGCAGATTGCCAATGTGGCCTATGGGGCGCCCCTGTGGGGCCCGTTCCGCCCGCCCTGGACCGAGGCGCTGGACCAGATCAATCAGCCGCCTGGAAACTCGATCGACATCCTGACCGATCAGGACGGTGCGTGGCTGATTTACACGACCGACATCGTGAACATCGCGATCTATCCGGAAGTGCTGGCCGACGCTGTTGCGTGGCAGCTGTCCTGGATGACGGCCGGGCCACTCTCGGCCTCCGACAAGAAGGCCGAACGGGCAGAGAAGGAGCGCCTGTTGGCGCTCTCGCGCGCGCTCGCGCAGAACCTGAACGAGATGCAGGAGGACGCTTACTCCGAGAGTCCGAGCATTCAGGCGAGGCTCTGAGTGTTCGTCTTTACACCCACCCAGCTCGCCGCGGCAGCCGCGTTTTTCACGCCCCACCAGATGGCCGCCGCCCAGACACTTACCTTCACGGGCAGGAACGTGAACGTCCTGCAGACCGCGATATCTGCTGGCTTCGCGCCCGGACCCAATCAAGCGACCGCGGTCGCTGGAGTGCCGAACCCGCCGACCTTTCCGCAGAACATGCCGTGGTCGGTGTCCCAGCTGCAGACCTTCTATCCGACCCCTGGTAGCTGGCCTGCCGGCTCCGCAGTGTGATTCGCTGTGGCCTTCGAGGAAGCGATCTATCCGTACCAGCCGAGCTTTGCGCACGGCGAGGTTTCCC